ATTAGCGATGTTATTAGCTGTGTCTGCTCTTACATAACCTGTACCCATGAGTTTTCCTTACTTCCTATTGTTTTCAGCAAATTCAAGTATTGCTGTATCTAACAAAAATGCTGAATTAGAACTGTCGTCTTCTATTCTTAATGCTACTGTATTGCCTGAACCTACAATGTTATTATTAAATGATTGAGTACGAGCCTCACCGAATATAGTAGTACCAAATATTGCAGTATTGTTTCCGTAGAAACCACCACCACCTGCATCAGAGACTAATGAAAATGTAGCAGGTTGTATTTTGACTCTATCGTTTTGGTTATAACGAATGTTACAATCAATATTAATTGCACCAAATGGTTTAATATACAAATCTAGTTTATAAAATGTTTTACGTTTCTGTGGGTCTGTAACAGGCATAAAGGGCGATTCATAGATAGCTACAACATTATCTCCATCACGTGATGTGCCGCTTTCCATACGATATACATAACCGTCATTGTTAGAAAACACTACATACTCATTATCGCCAATATACTGTGAATCAGCAATGTATACTTTATAGCCTTTTGTTTCAGCCCACTGAAAGCCTGTACCACCTTGGTCAATAAACTTAGTACCTAGTACACCTTTAGCAATACCAACCTTTTCACCGCCCACATAACCAAACATACGATACTGTGCTTTACCACGAATAACTGTACTTGAAAAGTTTTGTGCATAACCTTGCAGTTCAGTTACAGTAGGACGTATGTTTTTGGATGCAACATCAATACCAAAGTCACCAATACGTTCAGTTGAGCTTAATGTACGTAGTCCATCAGGACCGAGGAACATAACATCAGAGCCAACTTCTTGAATTGTATCTGCGCTTAAACAACCAAGGTCTTCTGTAATTGCACTAAGAGTAAAGTCAGCAGCACTGTTACCTGTTAGTCTCATGATTTTATCACGACAGAATACAATCAATGAGTCACGGTATACTTTAAGGCCAGTAATCTCTGAATTAAGACCGATACTACCTGCACCATTAGCAGGATCAAAGTCCGTGTCAGCATACGGTGCAGTAAAAACTAGTTCAGTACCGTTACCAAAGAACAAAGTACTTTTAAATAACTCTACTGTACTTGCACCCTCTACCGCACTATTGCCTGTACCACTACCTGTTATGTAAGTCATAGACTGTGTACTGTCAGTATAATAGGCAGGGTAGTTTACCCCATCAACAAAGACAATCTTTAATGCATTGTTAAAGTTATACCTTACATGTCTGGCTTTAGTAAAAGTAACAGCAGCAGCAGTTACTAGTGAAGACCAAGCAGGGGTACTATCTGTTGTATTAATTAAATAATATACACCACTACGTGCAGCAATAAACCGTTCTTCATCTGCATTTTCAACAACAGCAAGGGCTTGAGTTACACCACTACCCGTTAACTGTGCGTCATCTAGTTTAGTATACCCTGCTACTTTACGATAGCCACCATCAAGTGATGGTTCAAAGTTCTGCAAAATAAATGCAGAACCTACAGCGTTAATACCTTGTTGCAAGGGGCTAATGTTAGTAACCAACCCACCCGTAAATTGTACAGGAAATGTGGACCAAGCTGTAGTCATACGTTTATACTTTCAATAAACCAAATGTATTTGGGCTGCTGTACCTTACTGTAGAACGTACATAGTCATACGTATTTATATGTAGACTACGCATATACTTAATACTCTGTTCAAACTTTTGTTGTGACAATTGAGCAGATTGATTATCTCCTCTAAATTGATAAGCGTAATACATAGCACCTTCAGTAATCACATGTTTAAATTCTTGTGGTACAGTAGGTACATCATCTTGTAATTCTAACTCTACAGGATTACGATAGTATTCATAAACTAATTCATATGCTTTATCAGGTGTAGGGAATATAATAAATTCTTGACTAGGTGTTCTAGTTACATAGTTTGGCTTACCACGAATACTTGTAGTATTATTGTACTCATAGTCAGAATACTTGTCAAGGTATTCTTGATAGGTCATGCTTTGTAATTTAGTAGTTGTGATATTTAAGCTACTATTACGTTTAATCCTAAAGCTATTCATGTCAATTGTTTTAGCATCATAAGGATAACCGTAACGTGTGACACCTGCAGTTAGTATATCTTCTTCTTCTACATGATTCCAAGGCCAACCAAACTCTTCGTGATTGATATGGCGAATAGCGGAATTAACTGCATCTTTAGCTGTATTGTAATAACCTGTAGCTGTAGCAAAGTTAGAACTTGTAAGCTCTACTTCATTAAGCCTACGGTTTACTTCATTTACAAGTCCAAGAAAGTTATATGCCATTATTTTTCCCTCACACGTAGGAATACAGTACGTTCAAATATTAAACCATCAGAGGTAGTAATGTTACAATATAGTTTATATTTAATGTTATCTGTACCAAGCCCCATACGTGCAGTTGCTGCTGTATTTGTACTTGTAGCTGACACTAATTGAATACCATAAACAATAGGACCACTTGCAACTAGTTCAGTTTTAGTTCCATCTGCATCATCTACATACCATGTAACGGAGTTAATGGTTGCTGGCGCAATAAAACGAGACCAATCAATACTGTAATCGGTTAATTCATCTGGGTCTTTATTGGGCCATTTTAATGACATTCTGTGTTCCTATTATGCTGCACGTACATAGGACGTGTTTGTATTAGAAGATGCGGCAGATATATAAACTGTACGTTGTCTACTATAGTCATCTTTGATTGACTCGTAGTCAAACTGTACAGTATCAATTGTTTCATCACCTACAGTAAACGTACTCTGTACACCTACTGGCAATACTACAGCTTGACAATCTGTTGTAACAGTATTTCCTGATACTGTACCTTCTACACCTTTATCTTCTAGGCTGATGTTAGCATCCGACTCAACTACAACTTCGTCACCATCTACTAGAAGTGAGTCAGTGATAATCTCTAAGCCAAACCCTACAGGTTGGATAGTTGGACCAAACCCTGCATCAACAGTAAGATAAGCAAGGTTAGCTGCATTTACAATGTCTGTAGAAGCATTTGTACCATCAAAGTGTAGTAATGCTAATGTGTCATCATCTACTGCAAAGGCAGAGGTAGATGGAGTAAAGCCTGTTCCAGTATATTGTGCTACATTAGAAAGTCTTACTTCGTCAATGTAACCATCAAAATCACCAAAGTTATTTTTACCTACATTAAAAGTACCATTGTCTGAGCGGTTAGCAGTAGAACTTGATTCCTCTAATGTTCCGTTAATGTACAGTCTATGAACGTTTCCTTCACGTTCAACCGTAATCATAGTCCAGACATTTGCAGAAACTCTGGTATCAGAAATAAAGAGAGTCGTTGATCCTGCAACAGTACCTTGGACTTGATCTCCTATTAAATAAACACTTAATAAAGAACTTGTACCAGACTGAAATAGTCCTTTATAACCTGTAACGTTGTCAGGTCTAATCCACATATCTACTGTGAAATCACCTGAACTTAAATCAATGTTACTATCAGACTCTACATAATCATCTGTTCCATCTAACAGTAATGATGCAGTGCCAAACTTTTGTTGTGCTGTAGAAAGTTGTGCATCACCCTCTGCTGTAAATGTTGAGAATGAGTTAGAGCTAGTTATATTACCTGTAGCAGATACACCAGTAATAGTAGGTGTAGTACCAACGCCTAAGATAAATGTTAGGCCATCATCTGCTGCACCTGTACCTGCTACACCCGTTGGTGCAACTACTGCTTCTGCTGCTGCTGTTGCACTACCTGCTGCACCATTAGCTTGTACCCCTGCAATAATAACTGTAGTACGTGAGCTAATAGTAGTGCCCGTACCTACTACACCCGTACCTACTACACCTGTAAGAGTAACTGCAATGTCGGCCTGCTCATAGCTCTCACCAAAGGTAGCTACTGAGAAAGGATTAGTTGAGTAGGCCATGCTTTACTCCTTATGCAGCAGCATCACTTGCGAGTACACCATACCAGTTAGAACCACCATCACGTGTATGGAACACCAGCACATCTGTCTCACCACTTGCAGGAGCATCTGGTGCTGTACCACCTGCCCATTTAACTGAGCTAGGCCATGTGACTGTTGAGCCGTTGCCTGTTAACTGTAGGATGAAGCCCATTGACCAGTTGTTGTCTGCGCCGCTGAACGTAAACGTAGTGTTACCCGACATTGTAAGGCTAAATGCACCAGCATTGTCTACATTACACGTTGGTGATGTGCCAGATAGTGCGTCATAGTCTTCTGCATTAGAGCCATCAGTGTACAAGTTACCGTTGATAGAAACACCGTTGCTAAGTGTGTTTAGCACGTTTACGCCGTTGTGATATAGATTTACTGCGCCATTTAGCGTCGTTTGAACCATCCACTCGTTGTTTACATCGTTAAAAATACCCGCA